CTCATCGAGATACGTGGAATCTTTCCACTGGTTCGCGGCCTTGCGCTCGTCGTTCTTGACGGCGTTGTAAGAGACCGCGATGATCTGTCCAACATTGGGTGCCATATGGCGTTACTCCTGATTCAGAGGACACAAAACGGTTCGTTTCGGTCTCTGCTCTGTAACGCCGAGCGGAGGAAGGGCTCCGTATTCTACGGAAAATATCGGATTCTGTAACGCCGAATCCGCAAGAGCTGGGGCGGGTTGATGACCCTCAATCCCGCAAAGGTTGAGTTGGAGGAAGTGTAATCGATTACACTTCCCCCGTCAAGAAGAAACTACGAACCCGTCGTCGGCGGGGGGGCGACCACTCCGCCGCTACCCTGCACGGGGGCCGGGATGTCCGAGGCGTGTGCGTTGTGGATGATGTTCACGACGCCCACCGTCGTATTGATGCCCGCCGCAATGGTGGCATCCGCGATGTTGGGATCGACCACCGTGCGGCCGGCCTGGGCGTTGACTGCCGCGATGCCCTGACGGGCAATCGTGATGGCGTGCGTGAGCTTGTCCGATCCCGTCGCGCCAGGGATCTGTTCGGCCTCCTGAATACCCGCCGTGACATACGGCGCGATGGGGGAGAGAGCCGGGATGAGCGAGAGGACCGTGGGGGCCAGCCGTCCGACGATTTGAAGCCACTTCAACATACGCTACTCCTTCATTCTCGGGTGGCGCCTCACGCCATCCCAATTTTCCCCGAGGGTCGGGGGGTTCACGCACAGATGATACACGATAACGCTGGGGAGAAGACGACGATGTGTCGCCGGCCAGAGTTGGGAGAAGAGTACGTCATCGAGTCCTGCCCCATCGGCCGAAGATGGATAGGGCTTCTGGCAGGAGGTGTGCCAGAGCTGGAAATATCCGAGGGGGAGGTAGCCGCAAGCCCTCGTGACAAGGCGAGACCGGATCGGGAGAGGAGTGGACACCTCTTCTCGAAGGCCCCACTGCGGCTGTTGGGACATCCGACCGATGCCCTCTCGGCCAATCACATCCACCCGATCGGCCCCGTAGAGGCAATCTCGGTCGAGGGCGGTATGGTTCAGGAGGATACGGCGGAAGTTATCGGGGAGGAGGATATCGGCGTCGAGCACCATCCGCCAGCCCCGATACTTGAAGTAGCCGAGAGCAACATTGAGCCCTGCGCCCTTCGCAAATCTGTGGCCGAATGCATCTGTCTGGATGACCTCTGCCCCATAACGTCGGCACACATGCGCCGTCTTCGCGTCGGTGGGGCTCGTCACCACAATCAGAGAATCGAGGTGGGGGAGGTTGTGCCGGAGACTCTCCTCTAGGAGATCATCGAAGCCCACGCACGCGACAACGGCCTCGATTTTATCGCCCTCTCGGACGGCCTGAAGGAACGGCTCCGGCACTCCACTCACAGCATCCCCGCCTTCCGCATCTCGCCCGCAATGATCTCTTCGGTGGACCCAGCCGAGGGCACCGCTGACGCCCTGGACCCTTCCGGGGCTGACCGTCGAGCCCCGGCCGGACGTTCCTTGAGTTCCCGGATGACATCCTCCCGAATCTTGTTACGGTCGGCCTGAATCCTTGGGATGAGCGCGATGGCGCACGCGTCGAGGAAGTTGATGCCCTTATTCTCGTTGAGCACCTTGATGATCGCGGAGTCGGCCTTCACGCTCCCGAGGTCCCCGAAATCATCCGTGAACGCCTGTCCGTAAATCCTCTTCGCCTGGGCGACGTTGTTCCGCACCCTCGTTTCGTGCATCTGCCGCTCGGCGGCCGTGCGCTGCTGGGTGGTGAGGTTCTCCAGCGGCTTGCCATACCGCTTATTGAACATATCCTCGGCGGCCTTGAGAGTGCGGGCGGTATTCCACTCCAGCACCTTCTGGAGACCCTCGGGAGAGTAGCCCGTCGAGCCGTCTGCGAATTGGGCATCCGGCCCCGGCATCTTGTCCCCAACGGGAGCCGCCGTACCCCCACCGCTCCCATCCGGGGCGGCGCCGCCACCCCCGAACAGCGTCGGATTGAGATACTGGCGGAACGCCGGTTGCGCCATCACGAGCAGATCGATGTAGCGTCGAGGGTCGGTGTTGATCAACTTCTCGACGTTATCCATGTAGGTGAGGCGCTCGGCGTTGGCCGTCGCCCTCGCCTCCAACTCCTTGACGGCCTTCCCGTGCTTCTCCGTCAGCTCGCTCGTGAGGCGGTTCTTCCAGTTATCCCAGATTTTCCGCACGCGGGTGTAGCGGATACGAGATTCCCCGCCTCGCGCATCCTTCGGCTGGATACCGAGACTCTGGAGTTCCTTATCTAGCTCGTCGCCCTCAGCGTCGGGAGTCTTCTTGCCAGCCCCTTCCTTACCAGCCTCTTCCTCCGTCGCCTCAGCCGCAGGAGCCTCTTCCTCTGCTCCGGGTGCCGATGTCTCCTCCAGTTCCGGCGTGGGGGTCTCTTCCACGGTCTCCGTGAACTCCCCCATGTCGTCTCGCTCGGCTAATCCGGCTTCGACGACGGCATCTCCAATCAGTTCATCCAAATCAGGCATAGACCCTCCACTTTACGCGGTAAAGTGTAATCGATTACACTTGGACCGCCCAGATACTTCCTACAGGATTGGTGACTTTCTCCCGAAAAATCCGGTCGACCACTCGCTTGACATCCGGCCATGACGCATAGCCGTAGTCGTGCCCCGCCAGCAGCCCCCCGCTGCGGAGACGCAAGAAGCCTTCCCGGATATCCTCACGCACGTTCTCGGCAAGGTGAGATCCATCGATAAAGACAAAATCCACGTTCCCGACCGGGAGATTCTTGAGCGCCCCCCTGAACACCGAGAGCTTCCCGGCCTGCCAGAAGTCTTGGGTGTTCGTCAGAAACTCTTGATAGCGGTTCGGATGCCGCTGGACAAAATGGTGGGGCTGGGCATGGGTCCCCTGCACCTCTTTCTCCCATGATTTCTCCCACGGGTCCACGGCATACATCTGGCAGCGCACGTGCTCGGCCAGCACTACGGTCGAGCGACCAAGAAAGCAGCCCACTTCGATGAGGCGGTCAGACTCCCCCGCCCGACTCCCGAGCCATTGGAGTTCTTCCTCACTCATCCAGCCGTCAATGGCTTGCGCGCGGGTCGTATCGATAGGGGTCATAGTGTAATCGATTACATGGATGAGCTTATTTACGGTAGGGGTTATTGACCCCCCGATACTCGGCCTCGTGAAACCCCGAAGACTCAATCTTGTGAATCGAGTCCGCGATGATATCAGAAAGCCGATCCGGACCCCCGCCCACGATTTGCACCCCCGGCGTCGACTCACGGGGCTTCATCGGCGCGTAGCCCATGAGCCGCTCGTGCTCGTGCCAGTGCCGGATACGTTCCTCCTCCGAGATGACCGGGGCACTTACCCAGAGAGACGTATGGGGGGACTTGTCCGTTCCAGGGAGGGGGACATGGCGCACGATGTTTGTAAGCCCCATGTCCTGGGCGACCCGTTTCATCTCCGAGCGGGAGTCGAATCGCCGGGGGGTGCCATCCGGCCAGCAGATTCCATGCTTGATCTGGATGCCTCCGGGGATGCCGTCTGGGGCTACGGAGGCGGAGGTACGGGTGAGGAACGCCCGTTTCGTGAGCGTTCCACAAGACGAGCAGGGCGGATCTGGGGTCGCAATCCGCTCTAGCTGGTCAATCCACACGGCCCCGCACGAGGGGCATTGTCTGTCGTAGATAGGCATTAGGCACCCGTCGTCACATCCCGCGTGCGCTTCGCCACCTTATTGGCCAGCGCCCATTGGGGCATCATATCCTGTCCCGGACGAGGACCCCCACCAATCGGGGAGGAAGGTCCAGGGGGGAGACCCGGACGAGCAGGCATCGGAGGCATCCCCGGTCTCGGGGGTTGTCCTGGCATCCCCGGCTTTTGCGGCGGTTTCATCGGCACCCCCATCTGGAGCTTGAGGATGATTTCCTTAGCCAAGTCGATCTCCTCGGGTGAGGGGAGCTGCTGATTCCGAGCGAGGAGCGCCACTACCATCGGATTGTTGAGATCGTCCTTCCCCTTGAAGCTGAAACTCATGCTCGCCGGCTTGGCGGGATGCGGTTTCGGGTCCGTCACGTATTCGGACGGGTCGAGCCCATGCAGTTCCGTGAGCTTGACGATGAGCGGCTTGACTTGGACGAATCCCGACTTCGCCGTGATGTTCAGGTATTGCGTGATGCGCTTGATCTGGGTCTGCGTATCCACCGCGATCTGAGAGTCGGGAAGGATGGAAAACGCCAGATCATGCAGAATATGCGTGTTATCCCACGCCTGCCGCATCACTTGTCGCTCTTGATCTGAGAGGTTGGGGAAGTCCGAATAGAGGGCCATGAGACCCGCCAGCACCTCCACCGTCCCAAGGAAAAACGCCGTCACCCGGCCACGCTCCTGGGTCGCGACACTGTTGAATCCCCCCTGCGCGAGTTCGGCTTCCCCCTTCGTCGTTTCGTGGCTGGCGAGCTGTCCAAGTTGATTCGGCCCCCTGCCCCATGTCCGCATCAAGTCGTCCATCGACATCTTGTCGAACGCCGTATCTTCGGCGGGGTAGCTGGCTCGGGCAACTTCTCCGATGACTTTCTGCCCATCCCCCTGCACCGGGATCATCCCCTGCACTTGTCCCCGCATGAGGAGACTGTGCATCGTCGGGTCGGATTTGTCCGTATTGAACCACCGAAGCGGCGTCGAATACGCCCGATTCTGCATGAGCTGACTACGGGACCGACGGAGGTCATTGACTTGCGGCCTCCCCGCCTGCGTGTCCGAAGGGGGCACGGCATTGTCGGTGATGTAGGTAATCGTGCAGATACGAATCGGGAGCTTGCAGGACCCGATGTATTTCTTGGCCTGCTCGTCGAACTTCTGGCCCTTCCACTTGTCGTGATAGACGGGCTTGTCGATGCCGTCCAACCACACGATCTCCCAGATTTCGTTGAAGTAGAGGCAGTCCGGGTCCACGCGATAGCGCCAGTAGAAGATGCGTTTCCCCCGAACGATCTTCATCTCCGATTTCGTGTTGGCTTCCTTGTTAGTGTTGAGCGTCTCATCCTTCGAGGGCTCGTCGGAGTTGAGCCGCTCCATGTCCTCATCGGAGAGCTTCCACTCCGCCTTGGCCTCTGGACCGGAGGTCTTGATCTTCTCCCCCAACCACGGCGCAAGATCGAAATCGGAGGAGGTGAATCCCGCCGGCCAGAGAATATCGTCGGGGGATAGCCGACGTGTAAAGAAGCGGTAGTCCACCACCTCCGGCACCGTCTCCATCGGGAGCGTGCCCGCTTTCAGCATTTGCTCCTTGACCTCGGGGGGGAGCATCGCGGTATCTGCTCTCGGTACTTCCTTGTCCTGGAACCGAGCAGCGTAGCCGACGTGGATCGCGCCAATCCCAGAGGCGTTGACCACATCGTTCAACACCTCATACATCGCGGCCCCGATGTGGCACCGCTTCTCCCCCAGCTCGTAGTTGATGCTTTTGGCAAAGGGGCCGACAGCCGGGCTGAACTTGACGTTGATGTGCTCCAGTTGGACGCCGGGGGTCTGACTGAAGAGGTCGGCCACCTTGGACTTCGTGAGATACCAGTCGGGATTGAGTTCGGACTGGTAGTCGTCGTCGGCATTCTGAACGACCTGGGAGGTATAGGAGTCGTTCGGATTCCCCTGCCGGAGCTGGACGTTCCGTTTCCAGATGTAGTGATAGTCCTTCTTGTTCCGGTCGGCCAGCTCGGCTTGAGACTTGAAGTGCTTCTCAATATCCCTAGTGAGCTTGTCCTTCGGGTCCTCGGCCTTCTCTTTGATGCCGTAGAGATCCCCCATACCACTCGTTGGCATCGGGTTGACGCCTTCCGGCATGGCAGGTTGAGAGGTGGTCAAGTCCATAGCTGGCTCCTCATATTCGGGTGTCGGGTGGCCGCGACGGTTCCAGCCGTATTATCGCTTCGTGACCTGTGGCCACTCGCTCCACGGCAACCCCTCTCACGGATAGGTCTCTGGGCGCTTCCGCGCCGATCTCCATCCGCTTCCGTCTTAGGGTCATCATCCACCCGACCGGCAAAGTGTAATCGATTACACTTCGTCAAGTCTATTAGAAAAGGATTTTGCGAACTCCTCTTTGGACATCAACCACCGGGGCTTGGAGGGGCGCTCCGGGTCTCGGGACGGGATGGCGTCTCCCATACAGAAATAGGCGAGCGAAACGACGTAATGATCCTCGCCGCCGTCTGCAATCCTCGTCGCATCCTTCGGGTCGGAGAGGATATCCGGGATCGTGCGGATCAGCTCGGGGCATCCGAGACGACCTACCTCATCCAGCACTTGGAGTTTGGGGTAAGACATCTCAAGAACACCCTCGGCCTCCTCCTCCTCGGTGGGCTCCTGCTCACAGATAATCGTGTTCAGCCAATCACAAATTGCGAAGCCGAATCGGGTCCGGTCATTCACAGAGGGGGTGAGCGGGACGCCATTACTCTCAATCGTGTCCCCAATCGAGAAGCGGTCCTCGTCCTCACCCCGTTTGGCGAAGATGGAGGGGTCCGCAAAGGTGTCGATAATCCGCATCCCCTCGGACTCCCGCTTGATGGCCTCCGCGACCTTCTTCGCGACGGTCTCTCGCCACGTCCGCTCCTTAAACGCGATGGCGTTCCCTTTCGGGAGGACTGCATACCAGTGGCAGACGGCGGGGTCAGGACGGAATCCCCAATCGAGCGAACGGTAAATCTTCACCCACGGTTGACTGAGGAGAGACCGTCCTCGAATGGTGGGGAGTTCCTTAATGATGTGCCACGGGCGGCCATTCCGGGAGGGTGACCACTCGGTAAAATACGTGCCCTCATTCACCCATTCGCCACCGAGCCACGCGCGTCGCACTTTTTCGCTCTTGAGGCCCCCCAGACGGCGGGAATACGCGTCCCAATTCAGGTAGGGGTTATCCTCTTTCGTGGTGTGGATGCACTCATAATTGTCGGGGTCATATTCGGGGTCATCCTCTGGCCGAACCTTCTTGGTAATGTAGTATTTCTTGACCTCCTGCGCGCCCACCCCGAGCGGATTGGTGCCCCCTTTCAAGAACGCAATCATCCCCGAGTCTTCAGAGGACCGGAGACACGAGGCGATCTTCGTCACCATGTCCCAGGTGAACGTGGTGATTTCATCGATGTAGATGCCGTCGTATTGGGCGGAGAGGAGATTCGTCCAGTCGTCGTTATGTTCGTAATAGGAGAAAAAGCCGATGCTCTCGTTCGGGTAGTAGGCGATATTATCCGTGCGGTTATACCGCCCACCCAACTTGTCCATCTCCCCCGGCATGAAGATGAGATGACTCTTCTTGAGGTCCGTCAGCTTGCGGCGGATGACGAGGTATTTCCAGCCGGGGACCTCGCGCGAATACATGTGCGCGTCCATCCGAATCGCCAGCGACTTGCCCGTGCCTCTCGGCCCCTCGATGAGACAATTCTCCTTCGTGGTACCGTGAAAGAGCCGTTGGACCCGTGTCGGCCCATACATGACATCTTCGATGCCGGGGGCGAGCTGAAAGGAGAGCCGAGGGAGCTGCTCAATCGGGGGGAGATTCGCGTAGATACCGGGGTGAATACCCCGCCATGTCAAGACTTCATGCTCGGTATAATTCCGTTTGAGCAGGTAGTCGTAGAAGTCAACGGGGGTGATCGTCGGACGCTTCATTTGCGGTTCGCCAATCCGCCCAGGTTCACCCCCACGACGAGGGGCGTCGTCTGCGGTTGGGCCGTCCGCAGGGGTCTCGTCACCACCCGATCCTCATCGTCTCCAAATGCCTCAATGGCCCACTCGGCATGTCGGGCGGCCACATCGAACTCCCCGGCCGTGAGTGCCAGTCGTGTTGAGGCGGCATGAATGTCAATATAGTTCTCAGCGTTCTTCATGAACTTCTCACGAGCCCGATTGATGAGCATCTTGAGCTGTCGGCCGCTCGTGACGCTGACCTCCCCCCCGTCTGGTCCGACAATCACCGCCGAGATGGCCTCCAGCCGT